GGCGATAAGGTCTCTTTTTCTTGGCGCTTGTAGTGCAAAATTATATAGGCCATGCACATAGTCTATATAATTTTGCAAACAACAAAACCCTGCAAAACACGTTTACAGGGCCAGTCATCTTATATATTATGTAGTTTGCGCATTACACTGTTATATGCTCTAGAGTTTACTACTTGCAGAGTCTCCATAAGCTCATCCATAATGTTAAAGACAGCGGCGCTATCTTTATGAGCAACAGCCTTCAAAAAGTTGCTCTCCCCGTATAGGTCCAGCATCTCGGCTGTAGGCGAAGTCTGTAAATGTCCGCTCTTCATTACGTGCTCTGATTCACCTTTTTGCATATGCTCTCGAACAGTATACAGCGCTGATAGAAGCAGATAACCGCTTTTTGAGCTCTCTTCGTTTTCCAACTCATTGATGGCCCACTCTACCTCCTTCAGATTTGGCAAGGCCATAAGCGTGTCCTCCCTATCAGATGTTTTCAAGCTTGCGCATAAAGCGCTTGATGTCCTCCCGATCTTGTTCGCTCGCGGCGTCAAGAGCTTTTTCTAAATACTCCATCATTTCAGAGCGACCGTCATCTCCACTATATCCTCCATTATCATACCGGCGATAGGTTCCAGTGCGGCGGCCCATATCCCGGCTATAGTGGCCTCTAACATAGTGTTTGCCACGGTTAGAATAGCTACTTCCTCTGTCATAGCTGTTATAACCGTCATCTCCACTATACCCTCCCTCTTCCTCAAGCATCTCTATCTTATTGATGTTTTTAATGGTATCTGTAAGCTTGTGGATAACTTCCAGATCGCCAGCCTTCATCTCAGGATTTCGGGAGTACTCATCCAGTTCACGACAAAGCTTTTCCTTCAACTCATGTAAATCTTTCATATTGTCTCTCCTTTCTTAAGCCACACGCTCAACAATGAGGTTAGAGTTAGCCACATTTATTGGCTGGGCACTGATGTTTTCTATGCTTATGTTAGTGCAGCAACCTCTTGGCACTTCAACATACACCGAAACATATACGTTAAAATATTCATTAACTGCCGCTGGAGTAACAGTCCCTGTTGCACTGTTAAGCGCCTCGCCTTGGTAGGCAATTGCTATAGAAATGGGCCCTGCGGTGCCCCCTGTAGGCACGGCTAGATTACCCCCAAAGCTCACTTTGTAACGTGCCTTGCACTGGTTAGTAATCCCTCTTAAGGTAATAACTCCGCTGCCGTTTCTGTGCATTACATAGCCTTTGTTACATCCCACTGGAGTCTCGTTGAATAGAACATTCTGCCCAGCGGCTACAGTCTGCACATTTGCATTAGTATATTCAGGCATTATATCATCCTTTCTAAAAAAATTAGCGGTGAGAATACCCTGTCCCACCGCTTTTCTCAAAATCGGCGAATACTGTTTAGCCGAACATTTTCTCTATAGAAAAAGTTGATTTATTCTTTTTAAGTTCGTATTCGCATATGTAGCTTATGCGCAGCATCCGCCACAATTTGTATTACCCCAACCCCCATTAAACGTGCCACAACAATTTGTGGGGAAATTTACGGGGGTAGGAGGCTGGACCACATAGGCCGGGGTTGGACACTCTGCGCCGGTGCGGCGTAGGATAGTGGCTTCGCTGGCAGAAATCATTGCGCCTATGGTGTTGTTCTGGTTTGCCTGAGACGCAGACAGCTCTAGACCAAATATACGCTGATTTTGCTCTGCAATCTTAGCGTCCTTTGCAGCAAGCTCCTGCTGACACATCTTATCCAAAATAGCACGGAAGCCGCTGTTCTGGCTGTCAATAATATCCCGTGTACTGTTCTGAATAGTATTTCGGGTATCACAGCTCTGGGTAGCCAGGTTATAATTAACGCCCTCAATAGCCCTCTGTGTCTGGCAGCAGCAGTCCTGCTGATTATAGCCCATCTGATATAGCTGCTGCATCAAGGCTGCCTGCTGGTTGCAACGGGACAGCTCTGCCTGAGAGAAGCCCTGCATAACATTTGTACCCAGCGTATTGATGCTGTTATTTAGGGCATAAGTACTATCACACACGCCGCTATTTAGACCGTCTAACTTACCTATAATAGTCTGGGTATCAAGGCTTCTCTGAAGAATGGCTTCAGCTGGATAAGCACCTCCCATACCGCCAAAGCCACCAAAGCCACCAAAGCCACCAAAGCCGCCAAAGCCACCCATACCGCCCCAGCCGAACATACCAAAAATGAGGAACAGAATAATCCACGCCCCCCAGTCTCCGCCCCAACCGCCGCCGGCATTACTATAACCCGCGCCTGTAGGAGCAACATTCATAACGGCAGGAACACCGCTGTTTTCATTTGCAAAAGACATTATAACTCTCCTTTTAATAATTTATTTACATCGTCTGGCCAGACAAAATGTACATACTTAAAACCCAAACTTAGAACGAAGACCACTAAGCGGTCCTTCGATCTGTTTCGCCATCTTCTGAGCCTGGTTTAATTGGCTCTGGTTGAGCTGCCCGGAAGAAAGCAACTGCTGAATCATTTCGGTTGGATTTTTACCCTGGTTCTGCTGCATAAACTGCTGAAAGGCCTGCATGATGTTCATTGAGCCGCCCTGTACTCCTTTGTTCATCTCATTATAAAGTGGATTTCCCATCTTCCACGTCCTCCTTTAATTTTGTCGTTTTTGTCGGCCTCTTTAGCCGCTCGCTCAAAATGGCTTCTAGTTCGTCCCGGGTGATATATGCACTAAGGTCTATTTTCTGCTCTTGTTGACTTATTCCCCCCGCTGTACCCCCTCGTTCTGTATAGTCTAAAACTCTCATTGAGGGCATACCGGACATATCCGCCGATTTTAAATAAATTACCGGGTTTTCGCTGTCCCATAGCTGTACTGTGCTTCCAGGCGCAACCAAATATGCTTTAGCGCCAGCCTCGCCCTGTACCCAAATAATTCCCGACTCTGCCTGAACCGATACAGTTTGCGGTACTGGAACAGTTTGAACATTTTGTATCTGCTGGTTTTGCCTCAGCTGGGCTAATTGATCCGGAACCGCCTGAGAATACGCTCCCGGAATACTTGGCACTCCAATCTGATATCCCTGTAATGGATACCCGCCATATGGATAAGGATTATATGCCATTGTCGTCCCTCCTTACAAAATAGTAAATTGGTACTTCCATTCCGCTATCCCAAGTATCATACCAATTACCATCTTTCACACACACCACATGGCTTGGCATAGCAAGTATATATGTACCGTTGGGATGGGCTTTTGCAAAATCAGAGACTGTATAGCAAGCAGAGTTTCGGTCTGGGACCATTTGTCTTAAAAAGCCCTGATTTTGCAAATATCTACCCCATACATGATTGGCGCTGGGCATATCGCACATTATATACCCCTGCAAACATAGATCTATATACGCTTCTTCCCAAGTTTTTTTTAGCGCTATTGATATAGCTCGAACAGTACAATCTCCTACTGATTTTCGCTTTGGGTTAGGATTATTAATTTTATAGCCCATTTGTTTTCTCTTGGCGCTTTATTGCTCTGCATAGACCACAGTCAGAGCAGCATTTTCTTTTTTTGCAATACCAAACTGTCTCAGGCTTTTTTATTTTATCTTTTTTGATGTCCATACGAGCCTCCACGCTTATTAATCTACTTAAATTATCGCATAAAAAAAGAGAGAGAACTTATCAAGTTTCTCTCCCTTTTCTGTCAGCAAATTGTCAATTAAAGAATCTTCTGCTTTTTACATTACCTTGTAAATTTTCTTTTTTATGTTTTTTATTCGCCGGTTTACAGTGGACTCAGACATGTGTAATATCTGCTGGATCTCAACTAATGACTTGGCCTGTACCCGCAAGTCAAACACAGCTCTCTCTTCGTCTGTAAAGTTGCATTCTCTCCTAAAGTGTTGACATTCCGGCTCAGTAAACTCCGTTTTTATGTTCAACGGATCACCTCACTTACGCCTAATCCGTGTTCCCCGGGACTTCCCCTTCTTGCGCTTGCGAACTACTACTTTCGCCATTATTAAAAATACCCCCTTGATTGTCCCCCTGGATATAATTTGCGTTGCCCCCACCCTCGCCAGTATCTACAACCACAGTATCAAATTGGCTCCACTGATAAATGTGATACCCGCTTAGAGCAATCATCCCCGCAACTAAAACGCCAATTATAATCCCCATTATAACTATTATTTTTCTCATAAAAATGTTGGCATATTTAAGTTCCCGATACATTTCTGAGGCTAATGATTCTGGACTGCTAATGTCAACTTTTTCAATCTCCGGTTTTTGATTTTTCATTTTAGTATACACATCCTTCCTTTCTTTTAAGGATAACATTTTTTTAATAATTAGTCAATTATCCTATCCCGGCCATAGCCATAAAATACACCGCCAGCCCGGTCACAACCGCGCCGATCGCCGCGCCAATCACCGCCTCCCAGCGCTTTGCGGGCTTCTGTTCCAGCTCGGTTACTTTTTCCGTCAGATTGTCAAGCTTCTCAATTATGGCGTTGTAGCGCTCGTTTGTCACAGCGACAGCCGTTTCAATCACCCTCAGCCTTTCAAAAATCTCTCTGTGGCTGGAGCTGTTCTGTGCCCCCAGCTCGTCCACCTGGCTCTCCAGCGCCTCAACTCTGCCTATAACCGGGCAGTTTACCGCGCAGTTCTCTCCCATGTTCCCCCTCCTTTATAGGCTCGCCAGCAGCATTCCGCCAATCTTCTGGTTGCGCACCTCGGCCTCGATTCGGCCCTCAAGATACTGGTCTAGGGACCCGTAGGCGTTCGCGATAAAGTCCTTCGCCTCCTGGGTTAGCAGGCGCATGGCCTCAGATTTAGCCACCTGCAACGCCCACTCCTGGTTCTCTTTGGTGAATTTTCCTGACTTTTTCAGCGCGTCCACATAGGTCTGGCTGGTGAAGGTGACGGCGGTTGCCACCGCGTCAGCTATGGCCTCCATGTACATTTTCACCGTGTCGCTCTGGGACTTCTGGCCCAGGTAGCTGGCCAGCGCCTTGAGCCCCTTGCCCAGGAACGCCGCGCACACCGGCACGGCAGCCACCAGGATCGCTTGCAGCAATGTTGCTATAAATTCATTCATGATTGTAACCCCCTAAAATGTCTCGCTATTTTCGTCGTTATATTCAAAATTGGCAGCTTTTGCACTTTCAAAGGTGATTCCGCCCTCTTTGTGATCAGACTTAGCCATATTCAGGTAGAAGCTGCACACCACCCCGTGGGCGGTCCAGGGCAGGCCCACCATCGCCGAGAGCCACGGAAGGGAGCCGGTATAGCCATTGCGGATGCAGTACCCGGCCAGCAACAGGCCCCCGATTGTCAC